TACCGATTGAGCTCTGAATCTGGCGTTTCATCGCCTCGGCACCTAACTCTAAGGCTTGAATCGCGGGCTCGTAATTCGGACGAGAGGGAGGCGGTAGTGGGGTTCCGTTCTGATCTGTCACAACGTCATACTGAACAAAAGATCGAGGAACTTTATGAAGATTCTCCCATGAGGCCTTATCACTCTTGAATTGACCAACAGCTCCCACAAAAGGAGTCTTTGGGGTCTGTCCCACAACCTCCGCCTCACAAGTACGGTAGTAACAGTAGAGCATGAAGGGATCTAAGGCTCGACGAACCAGTGACTCCAACATGCGAACGTCGCCTGCTCCCTTATCTACATAGATTTCTTTGCCAAACACAGGAATTACTGGGATGAACTTCCCCTCCCAATCACTTTCTTCAAGAATCTCGATTCCGTTGGTAAATTGTTGTTTCACCGAAGGTACCATGACGTCTCGCTCATGAGTTATGGGATAAATCTTACCGTTAGGAAATTTAACTCCGCCCTCTTCGAGTAAGTACTTCTTTTCTTTAATCTCAGATTTGAGCATAGCCTGGATCGCCTGTGGGGTAACAAACTCGATCAGAGTATCTGGATCTTCGTCAATATACCAGTGTTCTCCAACCTGAATAGTTTTGTCGTCCAACCACTTAGGAGCATAGGTTTGATGCTCAGTATTAAAGTCAACCGTCCTGGCTTTCTTCCATCTCCTCTTGAATTCAGTTTTAGGAAGCCGATCTACGATGAAACATCCTCTCTGGTCGGATCCGTCAATTTGCTTAATGAAGGGATCCATTAGAACTGAGTTAGGATTAGGGATTCGGTCAATTACTAGTTTTTGGTTAAAGCTCCTCTCATTGACATATCTCTTCCGAATGACCCAAAACCCATAACTACGAGAGGAGGCATTCTCAAAGGCACAGATATAGGCCTGTTCAGCTCGGCTCTCAAATTCTATGCCACGAATCATGCTGGCAATCCACTCAGCAGACTTGTCATTGGCACCATTGCCCAAGGGAGTTGCCTTAGGGCCACGTTTGTTTTGTCTCACATTATTGTTGAGCTGATTGATGTACTGATTAAGCTCATCAGCGGTGATGCACACACGGTCGTTAGCTTCTCGATTCTGTCGTTCTGCGGCGTCCCAAGGATCTCCAGACACTGATTTCATGTCCTTATTCCCAGCGTCCCGAATTGGCCTCCACTCGTTGAGGTACGTGTCGTATTTTTCGAGTAGTTCTTTAGTCTCGTCTGTGCGATCTTCAGCCATTTATCACCTTCATCAGGAGGAGAAACGGTTTTGGGGTAAAGTTAAGATGGAGCCTTAGAGCCAGGTAGACTTCTCGTCGTTTTCCTGAGGGGATAGTCAGCAGAAACTCCCGAAGATGAGCATCGTCTTTGACTAACGCACCAAGCATAGCTTCTTTACTCAACCCAGGTCTATTCTTTGCCAGGATTCCAACAAAATCCTTAGCTATCTGCCGAGAAATCTGTTTGTCATTTTCCACGAGTAGCTCTCCTCACGCTTTTGAAACCTGAATGGAGGCGATCCATCTCGACACCTCTAGCAGTTTCCTGGTTACCGTGCATTGCCCCAAGGTTGTTCATTGCCCCATAAATGTATTGTTTTGCCTTTCGCCCCTTTAACCCTTTCTTACGAGCAGAACTAGCAAGTTTTTTCTCGAGGAATTCTGGCATTATTCACCTTCAGCTTCCTCTTCGGCTTCTGCCACATTCTTTTGGGCAGTGTTTCTCGGCTTGATCCCTTTGATTCCGAGGTGTTTTGAGAGATGAGTAGCTAGAGCTGGACCCTCTGTTGAACCAAATACAAAAGGTTTCGGCTGTCCTAAGTAAGGACCGTCCCCAAAGTCCATGTGGTGTTGAACTGAATGTCCACCATCTGCACCAGGGGAAATCTCGATTGATCTTAGCTTTGGAGCCGGGATATTCTTTCTCCCTACCCTATGACTGTAAGCAGAGCTTTTTACTGAGCCCATCATTTCCCTTTCACGCGTTTTAGGCGAGGGTTAGCTTTCTTGGCTTTTGCAGAGGTCTTTCGGGTTGCCGAAGCGAGGATAGCTCCAGCTGCTTCCTTACTGTAACCTCCACGTTTTTCAATAGAGGCCTGGACTGATTTGAAACCTGGATGATTTTTCATTGTCTATCCGCAATCACACTGGTGGTTGTAATAGCTCCAACTCCACCGGCTCCGATATTAACCACAACGTTGTTCCCCGGAGAACCACACAGAAGAACGGCATTGAAGAAATTGATTGAAGGTCCAGCAAGCGTTGCAGAGATGGTTCCTAGGTCTAATACAACGGTTGCTCCATCTGAAACAGTCAGGGTGCTAGTAGCCGCAGCCCCGGTTGCCTTCACTGCGATAAATCTAACACACACTCTAAACCCCGCAGCCCCAGTTAAGGTTACTACTGCCGCAGCATTAGCTCCACTAACTGTAGGTGCTGCATTCAGAAGAGTAGCTCCTTGTTGAGCGGTATAGCTAAGAGGGACTCCGGCAGTAGAGGTAGTGATTACTCTCCCACTAGAATCTAAAGCTTCTCCCAGATTTGTAGCGAATGAGGCAGAAAGTTCAACTACAACAGTCCCGCTGGTAAATGCTGAGTTTCTCACCCTCACATGCGTGAATCCGGCAGTCGAAGAGACCCAGGTCCCATTGGCTGTTGTCGAGGTTACTGCCAGTCCATTAGGGATGGGGAATGAACTGGCTGAGATCCAGGTATTTCCGTTATTTGTCGTCCCTTCAAACTGAGCAGTAGCTACCCAGGTACCTGAGATATTTATTCCAACACTCTGGGTACCGGGAGGGAGTTGAAGGACTACGCAATTAAAGGGAGAAGTTGTGGAACAATTCGTTCCAGCAGAGCCCAAATTCCCGGTCATATAATTTGTAGTCTGACCGAAAGCTGGAAGACACAGAAGCAGAAAGAGTAAAAGCTTTTTCATACCTTCTTCCCCAAGATCGATCTAACCTTCTGGACAACCTTCTTCTCGTCTCCCACGACTCGAGCCTCGATGTTTCGTAGCAAATCCATCTCAGTGTCTTCCAGATTGTATTGGAGTTGGTTTTGCACGCGAGTTGTGATCGAGGCTCCGAGAGGCAACAGAATGATGAACAACAAGAATGCCGGGAGAGGAGCTACCCGAAAGTGGATGCAGATGTAGAAGTATAACACTAACAGTACTCCAATGATAATGAACTGAAATACTGGGTGTAGTTTTTTCCAAAAATTCATTTCTTCTCCTTACCCCCAGGCACTTACGATGCGAGGAGGTTTGCTCTCATGATTTTCTTCAAAAGGTTGTGTGATCATTCGATGAATACCGGATACTACCAGATACCTCATAGCATCCATCAAGTGGTCATTTTCTTTCACGATCTTTCCATCCGTGTCCCTCTGGTAGACTCGGTATTCCAACAGCCAGTTACTCATGCTGCGGAACACCTTGAGCCTACCAGTGCTCAACCGCTGCCACACAAGATAAATTCCTGATTCTACAGCATTTACAGCCTTTGACAAATCCAGCCCAAGCTCGATATAGGTCTGCATCAGCCGAATGCCATCTTTCTGTCCCCTCTGACGAGCTGCGGGATCAATCACTCCAGGTATCCACGAGCCACGAGCTCGGATTGCTGTAGCGTGGACAATAGGTTCTGCCTGACCACGATAATGTTCTGATGTCAAGTATAGAATGTCTTTTTCTCGGTCTAATGCACCCCAAAGTGCAGCAGTCCGGTTCCATCCCACATCCATGCCATAACCCTGCGGATACCAAGTAGGGATCGGGAAGTCATTCACCAAGATGTCCTGTTCAGGAACCGGATAGATAGCTCCAGATCCTAACTGAGGAATTCCTTTCGTCCTGGCATCACGCTGATAGGGAGGAATCCCAGCGAGGAGTTGAGACTTCGCTTCCTCGCTGAGATGAGGTACATCGTCCCACGTTGCGGTGATGACAAACCTGGACATTAGCTCTTGGTTTCTTCCTTACGGAGCTTGACTTCTTCTTTCAACTGCTCGTCGGTGATGTTTGGTTCTTCCTTCTTGATAGCTTCTTCCAGCTTGTGGGCTGGGACTTCCTCTGACGGAAGTTTTCCTTCGGGAGGAATCAGAGGAACCTCTTGACCAGATCCCTCAGGAATCGGATTCTGTGCTTCTTCTGACTTCTGTGGGATCTCAACTGAGGATGAACTTTTCGGGTTGACGAGATTGATACTCGGGATGCTGATAACATCACCTTTCTTAAGAGTTTCACCGAGATTCCGCCTCTTATACTCGGCGACGGCATCTGCGTAATAAGGATGCATTGCCAGGAACTTGTCAAACTCCGCATGATCTTTGTCGATGTTGTGAACTTGCTTGACGTGGTTATGGGCTTCACCGACGAGTTTGACAATCTCTTCGTCGGACATCAGATGAATATCTTTAACTGGGCTCATTATGCTCCTCTCCTTGATAAAATCTCGTAATGATCTTGTTAACTGAACCGTTCCTTTCAAGTTCAAACTTCCTTTCCCCGTGAATATCCCGGTTGACATTTATTCCTCTAAGATGAATATCGTGTAGGGATGCTTTGAAGTTCTTTAGTCTTGAATCCATCATCAACCTTTGACGTATTGTAGAAGGCTCAGTCCAGTCAGCTTTCGGGTCAACATAACCAAACCCGTAAAGTTCATCAACTCGACTAATCAACTTAGACTGATTTCGGAAGTCATACTCGTTGATCACGGTAAGAGGAACAGAATACCTGAGAGCATCCACTGTGTGATCTGACTCTCCTATCCCAGTCACCTCATAAATCACTCCAGTAGGAGTCGAGAATCTGTCACCGACTTTAAACAGTGAACCAGGTACACTCAGGGAATGGAGTTGAGGTGCAAAGCTGTAAGTGCGGAACGGAAAAACTCGGCTTGCCACAACCAATCCTGTGACAGCACTAGCTCCAAGCAGGAAATTCCTGCGGGTGATATCGGTTTCTTTAGGTTGAGAGAAGAAGTTACGAAACGGTTTTAATACGTCCATGAGTCAATTCTCCTTTCGGGGTTCCAAAATTCTCCATCTCAGGGCTTCCAACAGCTCCTGGGGTGGTAGATTCGTTCATGCCGAGGAAATCCCTCACAATGTCGGTCATTCCCTCAAGCGGTGTAAAGGTCAAGATCATAAGTCCGTTGGCTTTGCCAGGTATTACAGCCAAGAGGCGGAGCAGACATTCAGTGTAAATCTCCCTGTCACACTCTTCATCAAGCCAAATTACATCTTTCTCAGTTCCCTGAAACGATTCTCTGCCCTGCTCATACGATTTTAATGTGAGAATCGAAACCTCATGAGCTTTTTTGCTTCCGGGGAAGGATGAGTCTCTTGTCACAGCAGCGTGATACACATAAATGGTCTCGATGGCATCTGGCATTCCAACTTTCCTGGTCAAGTCCTTAATCTTATCTCCAGGAATCATACCAGTACCAAACTGACCAGGCATCCCTAGGAGTTTCGGTTGCAGGATTTCCAGGTGAACAGTCTTGGAAGTATCACCGGCAGCCCAGCATCGAGTTGAATGGCTAAATCGACGGCCAGGCCACCAGGCTGGATAATCACCGGTCAAGTGAAGTGCCATCTCGTAGGCGCCCACACCTTCCGTTTTTCCCACACGGTTAGCGGCGAGGAAGCATCTTTCTGTGTGTGGCTTCCCATCACAACCTGGAGGGCAGGCAGGACTAGGCTGATGTTTTCCTCCTGCGGCAAAAAACTCCAGGTGTCTGGGGTAGAGTTCTCGGCGAAGCGGTCCCTCGTCAGGGTAATAAGTGTCGATCTTACGATGCTTAGCGCGGAGAGTGATCCGCTTTCGTTGCTCATTAAGCAAAAAAGCATTCAAGAACTCCAAATCTGTGGAGTGACTAGCCAAGCTCAACTCCCTCCGTCAACCTGGGTTGTTGAGTGACTGTTGTGTCCGATTGATCACCATCAATAGCCGATTTTTTCATCAATGCGCGGCGGATCCTGTTCGCCAGGACCGACAGTTGCTGGTCTGTCATGTTTTCAATATCCTCAAAGTCAAGGACAAATTTTTCAGTAAACATCTTCAAGTGTTTCCCAAGAAGCTCACACCCTTTAAGCACGGCCATAGCGTCAAATTCCACAAGGGCCATTGCCTCGCCGTGATCTGGGACATGGACTAAGATGGGAATTCCTTCCCGAGTCCTGACAGATTTGAGAGATCTGCACCGTTCCACAGTATCACGGATTGTCTCAAGCACGTAGTCACTGTCGATCTGTAACCGCTGAGAGCGCCGTTCCATGCGTTCCTGAATCTCAAGCTGAATCTCAGGTTTATTGAGATACTTGCTCCCCTGGCGTATGGAGATGTCCACAGCCTGAGCAGCCTCTTTCACAGATAGATTAACCATGTAATGGTCGATGAACCTGCTGCGCTTGGC